GTGGAATCCGCCGAACCAAGATAATAATTGACCGTTCCGTCATCGTTCAAAAGACAACGGCGCATCTTGGCATGGCATGGAACGGTTTGATGCAATTCCGCCTTGCCGATTCTCGTGCAATCCGGACTTGATGCGGTTACATCGTATTCGATACCATAATAATGGTTGTAAGGAAATGTGGGTTGTGTTGCACCCACGCCGATTAAAAGTCCCATGTTAGTAACCCCATTTAAGTGAAACATTTGTTAATAGTGCATCGGACTTGATTTCCCGGATGATTTCGGGATTCCAACCAAGACCGAAATTGGTTGTAACGAAATCGTCATTGTCGCCCATTCCCGCCAGTTTGACATCAAGGGTGACAACCTCATACGAATCGTTCTTCAACTGGAACACAACACCGTCCGGCAACTTGAAATTGGTTGTCGTCAATCCGGTTATTGCACCCATTTTGGCAATTTGTGGTGATACCATTTCACCGCTTCTTGTGTTGCTCATAATTAAACGAATTTGTTATGCAAATGTATAAAAAAGTGTGTTATAATAAAACATTGCCGGTCATTATACCCGGATAACCGGCAATGTTTCATAATTTAGTACATCCAATCGTTCATGTTGTATATCGCAAACATGAAAGAACCATCATTGTTTGACGCATCATCGGATACATCGAAACGGATTGATGTCGTTCCGGTCGGCGTTGCGGTCGCCTTACATGGTGATGTTGTTGAACCATCAACCCAACCATATCCGGTCGCTTGAATCATCATGTCGTCAATCGCATTGAACCATGACGATGGAATATTCAAGTAACAACGCCCAGTTCCGCCGTGCCTCATTGATACCGTTCCGTCCTTTGTCGAAAATGATGTCCCGGATGTCGCTTTTGTACCATCATAACAAACAACCTTGTTGAAAGACAACCCCGATGATGTTATGGTGATTCGACCCATCAAAAGACACTTGATTTCACGACCATATCGTTTGTTTGTGACAATGTTGATACGGCGCAATACAATCCATCCGTAAAATGCTTGTGGCGTTCCATATCCAAGCAATTCAACACATTCACGACTGAAATTCAGTTCGGTAATTTGAATTCCATTTTCATAAAAGTATTGTCCCGATGGCGCGTCAATAGAAACGACACCGCTTGAATATTCGCTTCCCCAACGATAATTGACAATTCGGATTGTTCGACCAACTTGTCCAATATCCCAAGGTAACGAATACGCATATTTCATTCCACCGACTGATTCCGAAATCATTACGGCATTGTCGGTGTATTCGGTATCAAACGAATCGGTTGTTCTTGAAAATGGCGATTTCAACGAACCGTTTATTTCAACATCATGGAATACGCCGGATGTCGCATTGATTTCGCCAGTAATGACCGCATTTGTTGCGACTACCTTTCCGGACTGGTCAACGCGGAACGGTGCGGTTGCGCGGTTTGCGAATGTCGCACCCGCCCAAATACGAATTGATGATTCACTTGTTCCGTCACCGGTGATTCCCGCTTTGATGGTATTATTCCCCGCCAACTGGATTGTTCCGGATGTAACGATACCACCATCGATGATTGTCTTGGTATTATCATAATTGACCGGAATCACCCAATCACTTGCGGAATACGATGTGCCGGATGCCTTTGCGGTCGAACAACGGCTAATGTTCGTTCCATCAACCCAAAGGTCGCCGATGTCATACGGCGGATATGGTGTCACGACAAAGACGCGGCGTTTTGAATCGGCGGTGTCTTGCGCGGTCGCGGCATTGGCGTACGCGGAAAGTGCGGTCGCATCTTCAATGGTTGTCCATGAATATGTCGAACCGGAAACACCGTATCGTTTCAATGTCTTGGATGTGGCATTATACCACATGTCGCCGACATGTTTTGCCTTTTCCGCCGCCGACCATCCGGTTGATGGGTCATTGGTTTGAAACCAAGATTCAATCTTGCCATCAAGACCGGTTTCGATTTCGCCAATCTTGGTTGCATACGCGCCAGTTATGAAAGTAAGCAATGATGAATCATCGGTATAACCGGACGCAACAACCCAATCGGATGCGGAAAAATTACCAGTCGCGCGCGCGGTTGCGCACCTCATGATGCCGCCGTTTGACCCTTGAACCCAAAGGTCGCCGACCTCATACGGTGTTGTCGGTTGTGCAACAAATATTCGGCGTTTGGTTCTTGCCAATTCCAAAGCATCATTTGCCAATGCAAGTGCTTGTGCGACCTCGGAATCGGACAATTGTTGCCATTTGTACACCCCGGATTCCTTAACGAATCGGAACACCTTTCCGGTGGTTGTGTTATAAAACAAGTCACCAAGATGTTGTTCTTTCAACGCCGTTGTCGTCCATGTCGATGCCGGTGCATTCTGCAATGTCGGGTCATAGGTTTCAAAGAATTGTTCGATTTGTCCGTCCAACTGGTTGTATATGTCTTGCAATATGCCCGGCAAAGTGTTGTTGATGTAATCCTTGCTTTCGCTTGATTCATCGCCCAAATCTTCCAATGTCACATCTTGACCACTACGATTGAAAACGATACGACCGCCGATTTCGCCATCATCCAAATCGAAATAAGTGTTTCCATCGGATGACTGGATGCGACCGGTTGTGATGAACCGTCCGTTTATCATTGAAAATCCGTATGACAAAGACAACATGCGGCTTTCGGTCAACGAATCAACGCCGTTTAAGATGCCGACCAAAAAATGATAATAATTCGGGTCGTCATCCGCCTTGAACTGGGATTGCGATAAAAGGAACGAACCGGTTTGCGCGGATTTTGAACATTTGGCATACAAATAATAATATCCGGTGTCGGAAACCGATGCGGAAAATGCGCCGATTGTCCATGTCTTGATTTCGGTGTCGCTGATTGCATAATGTACCAATGTGCATGCGGTCGCATAGAACGATGTCGGATTCCCGCCATAATTCGGTTCGAACAACGCATTCAGCAACTGGAATTGCGACCATTTCGCGCCGACCGACAAATACTTTGTTTCGATGGACAAAGGTTTGATTTTCTCGGTGTAATAATCGCCATCTTCATCAAAGACGGATTCCAGTATTTCGCGGTTCGCGCGCCATCCTTGCCGGATTGCCTTGACATTGTTAATCTTGCCGACTTGGATTTCCTTGTCGTGCTTGATTTCATCGTCAATGATTGTCGCGGTCAATGATGTTTCATGCGTATCGGACAACGAAAGGTCATAATCATACGGATGCAACACATCGCGGTTGAACGACTGGATGCGAATCAACTTGTCAACGCCGATTTCGGTGTCAACGATTCGGATGTAATCGCCGACATGGAAAACATTTGTGATAACCGATTCGTCCGGGAACATCTTTTCAAGGAACGACCGGGACACACCAAGCGCATATTTGACGCGCGGTTGGCAATGGTCATCGTAATATGCTTGTCCGGCGGTCTGCAATGCGCTTTCGGCGGCATCGACATACGCATCCGGCAATGCGACATCCAAAATCTTGTATTTGTCGCCGACCGCAATTTTGAATGCGGCTGATTCCGTTGATGGAAACAACCGGTCGTATTCATCCCGGATGGCAATCAATGTGAATGTATGTGTCGCATGGTCATACGCGGACACCTCAAATTCATAACCGGCAAGATTGCCAGTATTGAAATGAATCTTTGCCGGTGTGCCATTCAGCAAATACAATGTATTCCCGGATGCGTCCGTTGCGTTCAAATCGAACATGGACGAATCGGTGAATTTCAAGACATTCGCCGCATCGATGGCGGTCACTTGACCGTTGAATGTCGGCTTGATGTCGTCAAAGTATTTGCATGCTTCGAAAAGTCCGTAATTGCCAACGGCGGTCGCGTTCTCGATGTACGATGTTGACTTTGTCTTGGTCGGCAAACAAAGACGGTTCGCACGATATTTTGATGTGATGTTTTCGATTGACCCATACACTTTTAATCGCGTAATAATATTGGACGAATCAACATTCGTGCGGTTTAACTGGTAAAGACCGCATCCGCGTCCATACTTGAACACATAATTCAATGTCGTGCCAATCTTTGACGCAAAGTTCAAAACGCGTTTTCCGGTTGCCGCGTTGAATGCAATGTCCATTTCAACACCGAATTCATCACAAAGAGTTTGTGCCACTGACAAACAATTGTCGGTTTCGCCAAATGTCAATGTCGTATCCTCGGCGGTTGATGCCGGACATGTTCCCAGTTCCCATGTGTTTGGGAATATTCGGTTCATGTTCGCAATCAAGACCGTTGCAAACCGATTCAAATTGCCGGTCAACGAATCGCCTTGAACATCTTGCAACTGGTTGTTGGTCGTATTGATGGAAAGTTCAAAAATGACGCGCGCCATTTCATACGGAACACCCTCAAATTCGATGTTGTATTCAAATGTTTTTGCGCTTTCTTTGGTCATTTCCGGCAACCGGTTCAATGTGTACCGGCGACCAAATACGGTGATGTAATCGCCGATTTGAAAATCAATCGCCGACCCGGAAACCACCGACATACGGACAATATCTTCGCCAAGTAACTGGAAAGACTGCGTTGCCGATGTTATTGATGAACAAGATTGGTGCGACAACAATGGATATGTTGTCGCGCCATTTCTTCGTGTTACTATAATTTGTCCCATAATATGATGGATGATGTTGTGAATACTGAAATTTCGTCAATGCATCCGGTTATTACTGGATAATATTCGCCAACGGCGGCGTATGTGTGCGTGATGGTCTGCGAATTTGCAGAATCGCCGCAAACATCGAAACTTGTCGTTCCATCACCCCAATATATGTTCAAGTATTTTGCGGACTTTGCCACAATCGTGCAAATATTTGAACCGGCATTATCGGACACATAATGTTTCAAAACGCGTTTCACCGGTTCGGGTTCGGTCAATTTCAATTTGAATGTACCGACCATCAATCCATCGTTCCATTTCTTTGAAATTGCGATGGCATCCGGGCAATACACATTGTAAACCAATGGTTTTGCACCAACAACAATCATTAACCGGCGCAATCCGGTGACCGCAAATTTGTTTTCGAACTGGAACAATTTGTCTAAAAAGTCATATTTGTTGTTTGCCTTGATGAAACACGACAATGTAATTGTGCGCGGTTCAACAAAATTGTGCGACATGTCCACCACCTCGCCATGATAATTGTCCCATGATTCGGTGCGCGGCGATTTCATCTTTGGACGGTCAATGATTCCATCCGAATCGGAAACAAACACGCCAAAGTCCTTGAAATCGATACCGTCAATTGTGTATGTGACTTTTGTTGTCGCTGACATCAATTCAACGATTTCGGAATGCGATAATGCGGTTTGTACTGCAACAACATCATCAACCTTTCCGACACCCAGTTCGCCGGAATAACAATCTTGTGAAATTGAAATGCCGGTTAATGTCCCATCGTCCGTTACGGATGAATTCAAAGAACCATCAACATACACAAGGTATGTAAATCCATTACGCACGATGGCAATGTGCCGCCATGTCCCGACATTTGATGGAACAACGATTTCATGGAAATGTTCAACCCCGGACATGTTGATGACGATGATGAACTTTGTTGGCGTTCCTACATCAAGCGGATTTCCACACACCCATGCGGCAAAAGTAAAGTTTGACGACAAAAGGAATTGCGATGATAACATCGATACATCGCATCTTGCGCCTTTTCCGGGAAATGTGATTGCCTTTCCGGACTTGCCATTTGTAAATTTCGCGCCACCGGAAACAACACCATCATTTCGGTTTGGTGAAAAGTCGTATGCTATCGCCGAATTGTCGGATTCATCCATCGGCAAATGCAAAATATAATCAAGTTCCATATTAATATTGATTTGAAAGTTTGACATTTACGACCACATGCGAATTGTCGCGTTGGTCATATTGTATTGACGCATTTCCGTACTGGTTGACAAATACGCGTGTATTCCCGGACGCGCGTACATTGACAATCGAATTGTCAAACGCATCAATGAAAATTCTTGAATGTCCATCCACGATGACATCAACACCGGCGCGACCTTTTGTGTATATCTTGCCGACTGAATATCCATCGTATTTTGCGATGACATGAACATCACCCAAAACCGCAACGCGGCGGACATTTGTAATCTTGGCATTTTCGCGGCAAAAGATGCCGAATTTGGCGGGTTCGCCGCCGAAATGGTCACTTATCCATCCGGCGGTCGGAAACCCGCTATTTAGGCAAAAATGCGCGTTCTTAAAGAACAATTCCGCAAGGGTTTCAACATCCGATGTGGAATGTTCCAGTTCTGCGATTCCTTTTTGGCATGCACCGATTTCGATGCCGCGATTCGCAAGTTCGTTGATGATTTTATCTTTCATGTGTTAAATAAGTCCTTGCGACCTTAAATTGTCCGTATTCATTGATGATTGCATCGACTGAACAACGGAATATATCCTTGACAAATACGCCGTATTGCTTGCAATTTGCGTCAACTGGATTAACTGGGTGCGCATGATTTCGTTTCCGTCAATTTGGTTGATTCGCATCGCGTTCATTTGACCGGCAAGAATGTTGGCGGTTTCCTCGGTGATTCCCTTGACCGCCCCGGACAATGACTTTTCCTTGTCCGTATCGCTTTCAACACCGAATATTTCCGGCAACATGTCCGCATATTGTTCGTATGCGGTCGTGAAATTGTTGGTAGCATTCGACAACCTTGATTTGAATGCGGCAATTTCGGATTCGGTCAATCCATCGAAAACGAATGTGTCGCCATTCCAGTAACCCATCGAACCTTGCAACGAATCCAATGCGCTTTGCAATTGTTGTTCAAGGAATGTTTTTTTCAACTGGTAGACAACGATATTGCGCAAGACATCATTGACGGTTTCTTCAAATGCTTGTGCGGCATCTTCGCCGGAACGGAACGCATCGACAAGTGCGGATGAAAGGTCATTGGCAAAGGATTTCGCGTCCGTCTGCAACAAATCTTCCGCGATTTCCTTGTACAAATCTTCGATTTCTTCCTTGATGTCCTCTTGTTGTTCCTTGTATTCCTTGACCGCGTCTTTGTCGGTTTTCTTCTGCGATTCTTCTTCTTCTTGCATCTTCTTGGTCAATTCCAATTGTTCTTGCAAGTTCTTGATTGATTGCTTTTGCAACTTATAATAATCGCCACCCAACGCATCTTGAACCTTTTTTTGCAACCTTTCGTATGCGCTTGAAAGTTCATCAACGCGTTCTTTGTATTCCTTGATTCTGCGTTCCGATGCCCGGTCGGATGTGTTGAAAAGGTCAATCGCGCTTGTGACAAGTGACACCGCACCTTGGATGATTGCCAACGGATTGCCGGTCGCAATTCCCATCGCAACATCACTTGCGCCGGAAATCATCCCGGAAATGTCGTCCATGACTTGTTGGTCTTGTTCATCCATTTCAACGCCGACTTTCTGCAAACCATTGACAACGGCATCGAATGCACCGCCGACCATGCTTAATGCGGACGATGCCGATGACATCATCTTGGTCGCGGATTTCTTCTTTTCTTCGTCCGATGCGGCTTTGGAATAATCCTTGATGGAATTGGCAAGTGCCTTGAACGGATTGCGTTCTTGGATTTCATCCTTGATGGCTTCAATCTTTTCTTTCAATGTCGCAAGGTCTTGTGGGTCGAACTGGATTCCCATGTATGCGGTCGTTCCATCGAACTTGTCCAATAGTCCTTGCAATTGCTTCATTGTAAGTTCGTCAAGATTGCCGAACATTTTTTCCCAATCCGGTGATTCACGCATTTCGCCAATTGCCATTTCGGACAATGCCTTGTTGCGCGCTTCATTCAGTTTGGCGACAAGTTCGGTATTGCCTTTTTCGGTGGCAAGATTGATTTTGTCGTCATATTCCTTGTTGATGGCGGCGCGCTTTTCTTCAAATGACGCGTATGTTACCAACATGTCCGCATACAATTGTTCGTTGTCCTTTTTTTGGCGTTCCAGTTCGGCAAGTTTCGCGGCGCGTTCCTTTTGGATTTGCTGATTGACTTTGCTTTCGGCATCGTCAAGTGATTCGGACTTGGCATTGTCCAAATCGGTGTTGTCGTTTTCAAGTTCCTTGCGCTTTTCTGCAATGATATTCAGCATTTCCAATGTGTTGGACGCGTTGTTCAATTGCTCATTCAATTGTGCGTTGAATGAATCAATGACCGTTTTCCGGGTTTCCTCGGCGATGGCATTGTTCAATGTCGTCAACCTTGCAATTTGGTCGGCGGTTCTTTGTGATTCATCGACATCAAGAATTTGTTTTCTTAGTTTCTGCAAGAAATCCATGTAATTTGAACCCTCGGCAAGTAATCCGGCGAATTCGGTTGATGCCGACTTTGCCAGTATTTCATCACCGGAATTCATCCATTTCATGAACCTTGTGTATTCCGCTTTGCGGGTCTGCAACATCTT